TCAACGCGCATTCTGCACCCTGCCTGATTTTGAGCCTGAACCTGGCACAGGCTCAGGAGGATAAAAAGAACCACTATTCTGGACATATTTGCGAACCTCCAAAGGATAACGACCGCTTGCATAATCAAGCGGAAGCGTGATAGTCGTACCGTCAGGGCGAACTGCCTTGCAATCAAAATTACCACAGACGACATACTTGACATAAATAAAATTGTCAGAACGAGAGTAACGAGGGACTGTGTCCTTGACATCCATAGAAAGATCGCCCTTGCTTTTTTTATCAAGAAAAGCAATAGCACCCTGAGAACGCCAAGCGACAAAAAGAAAAACAAAAAAAGCAGAAACAAAAATGGCAATAAATTTAGCGCTTTTAAATATGGACATATAAGGCAAATGCTCCTGAACATCTCCCTCATGGCTTTTATAGAGCCTGTAGAGGCTTTTATCATTGACACGCTGGCGGACATAACCAGGAGAAGCGAGAATATTAGCGCCGTAGAAAACACGCTCCTTGTAATGCGTGCGAATACCAAGCTGCCCGCGGAAAAACTCATGCGTTTCGTGGATGCGTTTTTGTATGGGCTGCCATATATCGCTTATGTGCTGGGTAATCAAAATCAAATCATGACCGTAATGGCGAGCCATGGAAATGTATTTGACGAAGGGGCGAAGAACAGCAAAATTCTCAGGGTTAAGATACTCGTGGCACTCATCAAGTATGACAACTGTTTCCTTGCATGACATGACATCCTTAATCAACAGGGAAAGACCCTCAACATTGTAATAATTCGTTATACCACTTCTATGCTTGACACGATACAAACTATCAAAATTAACAGAAGGCTTTTTATCAACAACAGGAAGAACCTTTGAAGCTGATGCAGATTCAGAAGATTTGGAAACACCAAATGTCCTGCGAGCAAAAGGAACATTCTGAGAGGGAGCAAACCTATTAAGCGTCACAGGCCCATTTACATTCGCATTGCCGTTAGCATCACCAGTGGAAACACCAACCTCCACATCATACTCAAGAGTGAAGCGGTGGAGATATTTTTCAACATACGTCAATCCGAAATGCTCACCCCTTTTTTTATTGGAAAGAGCATAAGCAACCATGGTAGGATCAAGACCGGCTATATTGGTGAACACGTGACGGCCTGCACGAAGCTCGGAGAGAAGCAACGAAAGCGATGAAAGCGTTTTACCCGAACCCGGGAGACCTATGTACGCATAAACCATTATTTACCCCCCGTCAAAAGCGAAGAGGCGGCAGCCTTCTGAGTGGCAAGAGCAACAGCCTCGGCAGCTTTGCGAATAAGTCTTACAACAAGTATGCTGGTAAGAATAAATACAACGCGATGAACGCGGAGAGCAGAGCCCATCCACAACAGGCTTTTAGGCAAGCCGCCAAGAAGGTCAGAGAATTTTGGCAGCGTCACACCAGCAGCACCCAGGGCAGTCTGGAAAGCAGTAAAGCCAGCATTAGCAACAACGCCAAAGCCCCAGGACAGAAGACCCTGGCCAAGACCAAGAAAACGGGGCACAATTTCAACGACAAGGGCACCCACTCCCATCATAAGCCACGAGCCGAAGAAACGGGCCAGCCAAGCCGCAAAAGGCCTTAAAGCGGCTCCTATCACAAGAGCAAGAGGACCAACAGCATACGAAACGGAATCAACGTCAAACATCATTTACGACCCCCGCTATAACCTAAAAGAAAAGAAAACAAAACACAAACAGAAATAATTATATATGACAGCACGTCAAGGCTTTGCACAACAGCAGCGAAATCATAAGAAACAGTATCGGAACCGACAGCAGAGCCAACGGAAGAACTTGATGGAAAAGGAAGGCAGGAATTAACCTGATACAAGCCGGTAATGATGCCAACAGAAGTGCCGACATATTCGTAAAGACAAAAACCGCTCGCACAAAAATCATAGCAACGGTTGCCAATACAACAGGCAGGAGGGCCAGGAGGACATAAATCATAAACAGAGCAATCAACGGCGGACAATGCCAAAGAAGGCAAAAAGAAAAGAAACAAAAAGAAAAACATCGACGCTCTCCAAAAACCGAATAACTAGCCTATCATGCGCCTAATCAGCTTGAAGCCAGTGAACACCAACACAATACCGATGATAACACCGGCGACAGCCATCAGCACAGTGCTGAGACCGGAAAGATTGGTTTCAACAGCGGTCTGCAACGGGGTAAAGCTGATAGGCGTAGGATCAGCCTGAGCAGCCAAAGCAACCAAGAACACGCACAAGGCAGCTATTTTGGAATTAAAGCGAACAGCAGCCGAAGCGCCTGCACCTTTAACTTTATTCAATAAGTTCATAAGAACCTCCACAAAAAAACGACATTGTTTTATTTTGTGATTTGCCCAGGAATGTCGCACACAAGAGCAAAACACCTCGCAATAAACGCAAGACCATTTCATTGATTAAGCATCTTAACAATGCAACCAATGCCAAAACCGATAACCCAAAAACTAAACGAGGACATAAAAAGCCAAACAACAAAATCAGCTCCAGTCATAAGCGCCCCCCAACGTTAACGACACCGGATCGCTCCGATGCCGCCGGTGCTGGAGAGCGCCGAAGTTCCTGGTAAAAAAAACTATCCGGAGTGCCGTCATAATGAGCACAGTCTACATGCGCACAATTTCCATGACGACCACAAGATTTCACTACACATCTACATCTCTCAATCACGATAATCCCTCCCACAGCCATCATCACAAGAACCATAAACATCAAAATCAACATCACCCAAACTTCTATCAGCCCTATCAAACCAATCATAAACAGACTCAACATCAACAAAATCAGTACAATTAGGACAGTAAGAAAGAGTATCAAAAGCACTACCATAAACAACAGAATTACAATTCTCACAAACAGCCATCAGTACTCCCTCCTATCCTCTAAATCAACATTATCCTCAGGAACAATATTCATTTCGTTCCACTCATAACCGGAGAATGAACCCTCGTTCTCATTATACTCCTTCGGGCCAAGAGAACGAGACTCTATATAAATTTCTCCAGCGCCATCATGAACACCGGAGCGCTCTTTGTATGCTGCATAACCACGACCGACAGGGCTATTCGCAAAACGCTCTTTACGGTCAGCTTTGTAGTTATCCCAAACACCGCCAATAGTGCCAACAATAATATCATGCAACTCAGGACAAATCAAAGAAACAACAAGCCACGTGCCATAAAGAACACAAAAAAAACTCATAAGAATAACAGCAATATGCAAAAGAACAGAAATAAGAGAAGACAAACCATTAAGAACAATAGGAAGAAGAATATTTTCAAACTGCTCGGCTATCATAAAGACCCCTCAGAATCAACATAATTAAACGGGTGATACTGGCAAACAACATTGTCGCAAACAACGCAATCAAAACCATCGGAACAGCATAAACCGAAAGCACCGCATGGATCGTCATTTTGCCAGCTCACCAAAAACATTATTTAAGCCCCCGTACCATCAGTAAGAATTATAGGGCGGGCATTGGTGAAAGCATTGACAAAGGGCTGAGACTGCTGCTTACCTTCTTTGTCCCTGAACTGACGGACACCCAATTCAACATTAGCAACAAAAGGAAGCGCCTCAGGAACATCTCCCGAAGGCGTTTCACGCTGCCAAATTTGGATGGGCGAGCCAACAATAATCCCACGATCTATTTTAACGTAGGTTATGTTGTACGAAAAGCGCTTGTCTGCATCCTGGCGCTCCTCAAATTGAATGACTAGATTTTGAGCGGACATAGTTACCTCCTATGGGTTGTTGGTTGTGACATAAACTCCTCCGCGCGGAGCTCATTTTCTAATCTGTCTAAAAACGATAGTTCCTTGAATATGGAATCTATCTCCGACCAGCTGTCGGAATACATGTACGAAATCTCGCCACCGGTTGGCAAGACAAAAACTTTATTCTCAAATTGACCGGATTCTATCATGTCTCTAACCTCCTTCTCGTTCGGATATATGCGAACCGGCTTGGGGCTGCCTTTGCTGGAAAGCATTATGCTTTCAGGCACTTCCACCTTGTTCAAATACGCCGTGATCGTTTCCAAAAAAGACTTATACGAATAATCTGCCAAACCGCGCATATCCTTGCCGACCGGTTGTAAATCTATACGGCCTACATCCTTGCCGAATGTATCCCAGAGTTCCTCATAGCGTTTATAGCCGCTCTCAAAAAAAGCACAGAAATGAGCGTGGAAAGGGTGCTTGTTGCGTTTCGGATGACGTTCCAATACACCAACGTAGTGCATTTTGCCGTAAAGCTTCTGATAGCGTTTCCTCGCATTCTCAAAAGCATAGAGAAAATTCTTTTTCTCGCTTGCAAAATCACCGTCATTTGATGTGATAGTGAAAAAGTAGCAATGATCAGATGTGGCAGTAAATGCCTTCAAGCGGTCAAGGAGACGTTTTCTTCTTAACCGGATTGCATCCCAGGATAAACCCTTGAATATGCCTTCCAAACGCTCGCAGTAATCTCGGTAGTTATCATCCATCAAGCACTTCAATTCCTGCTCGGCTTGCTTGATTGCCTTGGTGTATGCTGCATGGACAGGAGCGGAAGACTGGCAGAACTTAAGAACAGCATCACGACCGGTATTGGTCAAGGTGTAATAGCCATTGTCCGAACCGGATTGACGCTGAAGGAAAGTAGCTTTGTCTCGCATACGGGCACACTGGTTCCGTAAATCACCGTATGCCTTGGAATTGACATTAGAAAGAAAATCATCCACATTATTCCGAAGAAGGAATTTATCAAGGCTAAAACGTTGGGGAAGGCGGCGAAGCAT